AAATCATTCATTTATAAAAAATATTAGATATAAATATAAAAAAAGTTTCTATTATTCTTGCAAAATACAAACTTTGTTTATACTTTTGCCCCTGAAAATTAACAACAACATTTAACGGCACAAATGTATGAAAAAAATAAGAATTGTATCAGCAATAAAGAAACAAATTGCTAAAGAACTATCGGTAACCACTCAAACAGTAGAGATGGCGTGTGCTTATATGTACAACTCCGATATACAGCAAAGCATTCGCCAGCGCGCTAAAGAATTATTACAGCAAGAAGCTGATAATGTACAAGTAGATGTAAAAACAAGCTTAAACGATTAACACTATGAGCAACTTATTACAACACCCTCAATTCGGAGAAATTAGAATCAGAAAGGAGAGAGACAACTACTTCTTTTGTATTAAAGATGTATGCGAAATCTTAGAACATACTAACCCAAGTATTGCAATTCAGATATTAGACGAAGACGAACGGGTTAAGAAAAGTTTAGGTCGTCAAGGTGAAGCTTGGTTTTGTACCGAAAGCGGTTTGTATGCTCTTATCCTCCGTAGCAACAAGCCAATGGCAAAAAAATTCCGCCGTTGGGTAACAGGCGAGGTACTCCCAGCCTTGCGCAAGTATGGTGTCTACTCTACCGACCCCCGCATAATGCAAAAAGCTGAAGAGAAAGCCGAGCGCGCCAAGATAAAGCTAATGCTTGCCGAAGTAGCTTCTCAACTCAGCCGTACCGACCTTAAGTTGGTAGCCAAGCAATGCCATACTACCGAGTGGCAAGTAGAACGCGTACTCAAAGGCGAAGTTAAGGATACCTATATGCTTCAGCTCCTTTATACCCGCGCCACAGGCAATAAGCTCCTTACCGAGCAGTTCTACACAGCCAAAGGAGCCGAAACCCTTTTACAACGACTTATTGAATTAAAATAATACCCTATGGAAACACTATCAACAGTACCACTAAAAAATATAATCATTAGGCAAACTTGTGTTTGTGAAGATATTGATAAAAAAGCAAAAAGACCAACACACGTTATAACAGAAGTAGAAGTAGGAGGTGAACTAATGCTTTATTCTAAAATGAATGTATTTTCTTATAACGAATCTTACATTAAAAAAGCACTAAACCTATTACTGCTTGGAAATAAGAAAAACAACGATAAAATAATAGTACTATGAAAAAGTTATTAAAAAAACTTCTCGCACCATTGATACGAGAAGTTGTTGCAGAGGAACTTAAAAAGTTAAATCAGCAAGTTGAGAATGTATTGCTTTCAACTGTTTCCAATGTTGTGAAGAGCGTGAAAGTAGAAAAGATTGCCCCCGATAGTTCAGATTAACACTGTCGTAGTCATCACCAAAAGCCTCAATTATCGCTATAAGTTGAGCTATACACATCTTGAAAGAAATGTAGACAGCAAACTCAGGTTGCTCTACTTTTGTCGAAGAGTTTTCTACAGCTTCACAGCATTCCTCTAAAAGTGATTTAATAAGAGGAGATAACCCCTCAGGTAAGTTCTTTGAAAAAGAATTAAATAATTCCATATATAACAATTAATTTTAGTTTGAGGCTACAAAAGTAGCAATTATTTCCCAAGTTTGGTACGACCAACGGCAAGAAAGTTCGCAGCGGTTCGCAGCCGCCTTGGGAAGCATTTAAAAACCTTTTAAACCCTATTTAAAATGGAAGTAGAAGTACACTTACAACGTATCCGCAAAGGCAAAATTAGCTATAATGTAGCAGGTGTAGTGCCCAGTATTGAAGTAGAAAGCTACCAAGAGGCTTTTGACCATCCCGAAGTACAACAAATGATTAAAGAAGCCTATGGTAGGCGTTTCGCCCTTACCTTTTATACCGACGAGGGTATGTATGCCGTAGAAGTTATAAAAACTAAAACCTTTTAAACCCTATTTAAAATGAAAGTAAAAACCATTTACCTCCTCAATGATGATTGCCTTATCGTAGGCAAAGAGATACGCACTACCTTCTTAGGTATCGTTGTAAAGCGCAAGTACATACGCTATCCCAAGCCCGTAAAGTATCAACGTTAATCACAAGCTCTATTTTTTTAACACCTCCCCAGTGTGGCTATGAGCCACAGCCCAGCGCAGCGGTTCGCAACCGCACTGGGGAACAAGTCCAACGACAAAATATAAACCGATGTTTGAATATATAGATAACATATTATGTGTATCGGCTTCGTGGTTATACGGAGAGGGGCAAATAATGAGCGAAAGCAATTATAAGCAACTCGCCAAACGTAAAAACCTCAAAAAACTCAATACGGGAGGTAATGGGCGTACCGCTTGGGTAGCATTCAATTCACTACCCGAACGCTTCAAAGATAAGATAACCTCACAGTGCGACCCCTACGAGCGCACCAAGCACATTCTCTTTGAAGACTACATCACCCCCGACCACTATGCCGAGGACTTCTTTGCTACCTATACCGTTGAAGGCGATGAGGGCGAACAAACCTCTATCCCCGAAGATAGGCGAAAAGAGTACACACACAACGCTATGATACTCTCTGCCTGCTACTTCATTGCCACCAACGTAGTCGTACGTAAAAAGTTCGGCAATAAGCAAGTATGGGACAATATGGCAAGCGTAATTGCACAGCTACCCCGTCATACCTACAAACACAAGCTGCCCACCAACCCCCGCGACCTCAAAGCCAAAGCCCTTGCTTTCAAAGGTGTAAAAACCTCCAAACGCTACCCCATAGCAGGCTACGAGGGGCTTATACACAGCGGGTACCTCAATAAAACTGCTGCTAAACTCACAGGAGTAGCTGCCGAATGGACACTCGCCCGCTGGTGCAACCAAGTAAATAAATGTGCCAGTCTCACACAATTACACGCCGAGTATAACGATAAAGCTACTGCCGAAGGGTGGAAGTTCATCAAAGACGAAAAAACGTTTTACAACTATCTATATGATGAGGAAATACAGCCCCTATGGTGGGGACACCGCTACGGAGAACTCGCCTACAAAGAAAAGTACGGCTTCCAGCACAAAACCAAACTGCCTACAATGCGCGACAGCCTTTGGTATAGCGATGGTACAAAACTCAATTATTACTATTTAGACGAAAACGGCAAAATGGCTACCTGCCAAGTATATGAAGTGATAGATGCTTATAGTGAAGTACTTTTAGGGTACTACATAGGTCATAAAGAAGACTATATAGCCCAATACAATGCCTACAAAATGGCAGTAAAAACCGCAGGTTATCGCCCTTACCAAATAGCGCACGACAACCAAGGCGGGCATAAAAAACTCACCGCAGGCAGCTTCCTTACCCAAATAGCACAAGTGCAAACAGCCACTAAGCCCTACAACGGTAAGTCAAAAACCATTGAGAGCGTATTTGGCAGGTTGCAAAGCCAGTACTTAAAGCGCGATTGGTTCTTTTCGGGTATGAATATCACTACCAAAAAAGACGAGAGTAAAGCCAATATGGAATACATACTTGCCAACCAAAAAAGCCTCCCCACACTCGATGAGGTAAAAGAACGTTATTTGCAGCGCAGGCGTGAGTGGAACGAAGCCCCCCACCCCAAAACAGGCAAACCACGCATACAAATGTACTACGAAAGCTACAACCCCGATACCAAAAAAGTAGAAATGTGGGATATGATTTCCCTCTTTTGGATTACCCGAAAAGAGCCCATCACTTGCGATGCTTCGGGTATTAGCTTCACCGAAAAGAAACAAAAATACAGCTATATGGTCTATCGTTCAGACGGCTTGCCCGATGTAGATTGGTTAGAAAAGAATATAGGCAAAAAATTCATAGTGAAGTTTGACCCCGATAATGCAGACCTTATATACCTTTACGAAGATACCCCATTAGGGCTTAAAATGGTAACAGGAGCCGAAATTAAGAAAGAAGTACATCGCAACATACAAGAGCAAGACGACTTTGAAGCTGCCTATTTCAAACAAGTACAAAGCCTCACCGATGAGAAACGCATCAGCCGCCGAGACACTACCGAAGAGTTGTTAGAAAAATTCGGTATGAGTGCCCACCAGCAAGGGCTAAGCCTCCCAGCCGTCAAAGGAGTAGAAAGCCGTAGAAAAAACAGAAAACTTACCACTGCCGATACCTTTGGCAGCTACCAAAAAGCCCTTTCCAATACTAATTGGGACGATGAGCAATGGGAAACCCTCGAAAGTACCCCCATAACTATCAGCAATATCTTATAATTCAAAATGAATATCTAAAATGAATACACAAGAAAAACAACAAATCGCCCAAGCCCTCAACGATTTTTGCAACCGCAAAGGCAACCAAAACAAAGCCGCTAATGCCCTCAAAGGCGTATCATCAGCCACCATTACCCAAGTACTTAAAGGCAATTGGGATAGTATAGCCGACAAAATGTGGCGACTCATCAAAGCCCAAATATTCGCCAAAGAAGACTGGGTGTGTGTAGAAACAGCTGCCTACCAAACCCTCACTGCCCTTATCAGCGATGCCCAAGAGCACAGCCAAGTATATGCTATCATCGCCCCCGCAGGTAGTGGCAAAACCAAAACAATGCAGCTTTACGAAAAAGAAAACCCCAACGCCTATATGGTACAGTGCAACGAGTTTTGGAACAAAAAAGCCTTTATGAGCGAACTCCTATCAGCAATGGGGCGCGACAGCAGCGGGTTCACTGTAAACGAAATGGTAAATGAAGCCGTGCGAGTGCTAAAATCTACTGAAAACCCTGTAATTCTATTAGACGAGTTCGACAAAGTAAACGACCAAGTATTGTACTTCTTTATCACCCTTTACAACCTTTTAGAAGAGCATTGTGGTATTGTAATGTGTGCTACCGACTTCCTCGAAAAACGTATCAAAAGAGGACTCAAACTCAACAAAAAAGGTTATAAAGAAATATACAGCCGCATAGGGCGCAATTTCATAGAAGTAAACGCCATTACCCAAGCCGACTGCATACAAATATGCACCGCTAATGGTATCACTACCAAAACCGATATAAAAGCCGTATGGGCAGACTGCGAAGGCGACCTTCGCCGTGTAAAACGCAAAGTACACGCCCTCAAACTCGCCCACCTCGAAGCCACTAATAACTAAAAATTAACAACTAAACAATGGCACAAGCATACACCCCCAAGCAGATACTCAATAAAAAGTTCAAACTCCTACCCTTCGATGGGCAATGGAAAGACTTTGTAGGCTGCCCCGACCGCGCCTTTTCAGCCATCATATGGGGAGGCTCTTCCAGCGGCAAATCATCCTTAGCAATGCAATGGGCACGCTACCTCACCCAGTTCGGCAAAGTAGCCTACAACTCCTTAGAAGAAGGCATATCACACACCGTGCAAATGAATATGCAGCGCAACTATATGGACGGCGTAGAGGGCAAGTTCCTACTATTAGACAACGAACCCCTACCCGAACTCATCGAGCGAATGAGCAAACACAAGTCCCCCGATTTCCTCATTATAGACTCCGTACAGTACCTGCGTGTAGATAAAGAAGATTATAAAAAGCTCAAACGCCTAATGAAAGAACGAAGCAAAGCACTTATACTCATTAGCCAAGCCACAGGCAAAGAACCCAAAGGCGAGCTCGCCGACTTTGCCCGTTACGATGTAGATATGAAAATACGCGTAGAAGGCTACAAAGCCTTTGCCGAAGGAAGACTTAACGGAGGCGGACACCCCTTTGTAATATACCCCAAAAAAGCAGCTGAATATTGGGGCGATATAGATAACTGATAATTCATAATTCAAAAATCAAAATTACCAATATGCCACCCTTTTCATACACCCTCGCCCAGCATTTAGAGCTCACTTATCTTGAATACGAAGCCCTACGCCAGCACTATTTTGAACACTGGTGCGCCCACCTAAGCCTCCCCCTACTGACCAAAAATGACCATTTGCTGAATTGGTACGCCCAGCAATGGCATATACAAGTAGAACGCCCCATAGAGCAAAATTACAGCGATGCCCTATCCCTATACACCCCCGAAGACATCCACCTGCTCATACTCATCTATGCCGAAAACATCCTGCAATACTATCCCAGCGTACTGTTAAAGTTAGCCGTTAGCGTACAGGCGAATGGCAATTCGCCCCACCAAGTATAATTCACAATTCAAAATTCATAATTACCACAATGGAAAGCAGAATATTAGCATACACCGAAGCCCTTGCCCTCGACACCTTCTTACAGGTACTTACCCCCGAGCAACGCATCCTCACCTGCCAATACCGCGCAGGACACACCAACAAAGTACCCACCTTAGTACAGAAGCTACAAGACTGGGTCAGGAGAAACAGCTGGCAACCCCCCGCCTTTCGCTACGAACCCGAAACCTTAGAGCTACAATGGAAAGACGACAAACACCAATGGCAACCCCTCAGCACACACCCCCTGTATAAAGCCCAAGTCAGCCATTGACGTACGAACACCAACCGAACACTAACCGAACACTAACCGAACACCAACCGAACACAAGCAAAATTCAGAATTAAAATTAATAACTTAAAATCATATAAAAATGGCAACAAGAACCAAAAAAATCGTACAAACAGGTGTTACCAAAGAACAAATGGAAACCTCATTATCAGACTACGCCAAAGCAGAAGCCGAAATCGCCAAAATCAATGCTACTATTGATGTAGAAGTAACAAAAATACGCGACAAGTACGCCGAAAAAATCGCCAATTTGCAGCAAATCAAAGACGACAACTTCGATGTACTACAAGCCTACGCAATAGAAAACCGCGATACCCTTTTCACCAAGAAAAAGTCCCTCGACAGCCTACACGGCACCATCGGCTTCCGCACAGGAACCCCAAAGCTCAAAACCCTCAAAGGCTTCACTTGGGGAGCCGTTACCAACCTCCTCAAAGAGTTCCTACCTCAGTACGTACGCCTCACCGAAGAGCCCGCCAAAGACAAGCTCCTTGCCGACCGTGAAGATGAGCAAATAGCCACCCTCTTCCCTAAAGTAGGTATATCCGTAGTACAAGACGAAACCTTCTTTGTCGAAGTCAAAAAAGAAGCCGAATAAACTTTTAGCCGTCTCGGCAGCTAAAAGATGCTCCTCTGCCCTTAGTAAGGTCGCTGGCACTAAGGGGACGCCCATAGGAGATCCACTAAGGCGAGGAGCTATTTAAATAACCTTTAAACACCATTTAAAAATGAAAAAAGAAACCACAATAAAACCCCACCAAATACGTATCCTGCAAACCCTTTTAAGTAAGCGTTTCAGCGACCGAGAAGCCCGCCTACACTTTGTATACAGCTTTATATGGCGAGAGATCCCCAGTATCAAGAACCTCACCGAAGACGAGTTTTTTGTCCTCGCCCAGCACCTTGGTTACCATTTCGAGATGCACGCCTATTTCGATGCCCAAAATAGGCAGCACCTAAAGCTATTAGCCCTATGCCACGAACTCGGATGGCTAGACGAAGCCAACCCCAAGTACGCCGACATCAAACGCCTTGGTAAATGGTTTTGCAGCAGCAAAAACCCCTTCAAAAAAAGCCTACAACACCTCACCCCCCAAGAAGTAGGCAAAGTAAACAACATCTTTGAAAAAATGCTAATACAGAGATATGAAAGAAGTTAGAAAATTAGCCAATGAGAAAATTAGCAAATTAATAGCCAGTGCGGCTCGCATCTGCCCCCATAAGCATAAAGAGCTCCGCACTCTTGCCCACTACTGCACTGTAGAAGTAACAGCCCTATTTTGCAAAGACTGCGGCGCACAACTCACCAAAGAACAATGGGAAGCATAACCTTTTAAACACAAAATACAATGAATAACAAAAAAGTAACAATTAACGAATTAGGTATAACAGTAACATACCAAGTTAGATTTAGCGGTGAAGTACCCGAAAAAGTAGCACAGCAACTACAATCTATGTACAAAGAAGGAATGGTATATAGTGAGGACGAAGACCCTCTAACCAATCACCCCTACAAAGAAGCTATAGAACTCGTTGCCGATGTAGGCGATGATGGAGCACCATCCCACTACACCTACGAAATCGACAGCTTAGAATTTTCAGAAGAAGCTGAAGGATAACCTTTAAAACAATTACAATATGAACGACAAAGTAAAAGAAAAAATCACAAAAGTCTACGAACTCGTAAAACGAGGCATAGCAGGATAACAGCAATCAGCCAAGAAAATGCTAAACAAGTTGCTTGAGAAGTACAACATTTCAGAAGACGAGCTTAATAGTATCGCAGAAAAAGAGTATTACTTTAAGTACTCCTCTGATTTAGACCAATGGCTATTTATGCAGCTCATTAACTACTTCTTTAAGGATAAAAGCTACAAAATTTACCGCATTAAAGGTAGTGGGGTAAAAGAATTTTCAATACAGATGCCTTACTTAGATTGGGTAACATTAGATAGTGCCTACGGCTATTTCAAAGCACATCTAAACCAACAATGGCGCAAACACGGCTTGCCAATAGTCAATCGTTGCCGAACTACCAAAACCAAAAACAAACGCCGTCAGGAAATGCAAGCAAGTTTTTTTTCGTTATACATAATTCGTTCAGGTATTTATCACCCATCACAAAATAGCTCTTGTCGCCTTAGTGAGGAAGAAATAAAAAGGCGAACTATCCTTCACGGAGTTGAAGGCGGTAAATACAACCAACAAGTAACCACAGGTCTATATTTAGAATAACTTTTTAAACACTATTTAAAATGAATAAAGAAAATTACCCCACTTGGCTTGTGTCTCCCGACATTGCCAAAGAGCTCAAAGAAATAGGTTTTGACACCCCCTGCTATTGCTATATAGCTCTTGCTATCAGCGGCAAAGGTTACCAATGTATAGAAATAGGTGATAGGATACACAACGAAGTCTATAATAGTATTGAATTAAGAGATATAAAACGTATCAATTACAACAAACAGAAAGGTTGTATCTCCCTTCCCTCTTGGACTGAAGCCCTCGCTTGGTTTCGCGCTCGTGGCTACTATGGCAACCTCGAAGCCACCAAAGACGGTACTACTGCCTACATCTTTACCCCAGAGGAAGACTATGGAAGCTGTTGGAAGTTTGAATATAGCAACCATTATGAAAAAGCCCGCGAAACCCTTTTACTTAAACTAATAGACCTCTATAAAACAGCAAACCAATGACCTACACTGTAACCCTACATCGTACCCACACACTGCTAAAGCTCACCTACAAAAAAGGTGAGCTTTGCAAAATAGAAATCAAAAGCGGAGGGCTCAACAGTCAGCAATACCAACAACTTGGAGCTATCCTACCCCCACAAGAGGAAGATATACAACGCTACCAAGAGCAATGGAATGGCAGTGTGTCCTACACTAAAGACGAGCATCAAACTGCAAGCCTTTACACCCAATTCTTAGACGAGTGGTTTGGCTTCTACAATCGTCTATACGGCTTTCCTCCCAAGTTCACTGGAGCCGACGGCAAAGCCCTCAAGCAAATCATTAGCTACCTGCAACAAGTATCAGCAAACGACACTGAAGCCCTTTCCACGTGGCAATACCTATTGGGCAATTGGCAGAAGATGGATGAGTTTCACCAACGAAACACCGATTTAAAATACATCAATTCACAACTCAACAAAATTCTACAAAATGCAAAACGAGGTAACAGTAGTGCAAAACAAACTTACAGCACTGATTTCAAACGAAAGATTCTTGAGGGTATATTCACCCAATAACTGTATGAAGCACAGCTACAAACTCAAAACCATAGCCGAAGCTATCAACCTGCCCACCCCCTCTATTAGTAGCATACGAAGGGACTATGGTGCAACAGCTTGTGAAAGTTATATAATGTTATGGCTCGTATATCTAAACGAAATGTTAGCCGTAAGTCGCCCAATGAGCGAAGACCAAATAAGCCTCTGCAGTAGCCAAATAATGAACGATTACGGTTACTTAAAACTCACCGAAATATCATTTATATTCAAACGCGTACTATCGGGTGAATACGGCGAATTTTACGAGCGCTTGGGTATTGATAAAGTGCTTAAGTTCTTTCGCGAATACGATAAAGAACGCCTACAATACATAGACGATGAACGCCAACGCGAACACGCCGAATTTCGCTACCAAGAGCAAAAAAATGAAACTCCTTTAGACGACTTTAAACGCAAGCTAAAAAAAGCCTACCGACTAACAGAACGAAAGACGAGAGATGATTAATTCGCCTCTCGTCTTTTGTATTTCGTAATTATTTCATACCTTTGCACTATAAAATCAATTCCTTAAAAGCAATGCCTCTAAAAACACCCAATAAAAAGCAGGGTTACCAGCGTAACCAACTCCTCCGCTACAAAGCCGTAATGGACGAGTTCAACCGCCACGACTATCGCTATATGCCTATTTCGGTAATATGGCGTGAGTTTATATACCCCAAGTTCTTTATATCACGAGGCACACTCTACAAAATTCTAAGTATAGATGTAGATACCGAGCTACAAGCCTACGCCTAATCTACAATTTGCTAATTATATATTTTGTACTTCACAACTGTAATACACTTCATACTCTTGGAGCCCATCATCGCGAAGGGTTCTGTTCTGCGAAGTCCTAATAAGTGGCGAAACATTAGGCAGTAATGATACTCCGTGCAGTTGCTGGTGTATTTTCTCAATAATACCCCATATTGCCCACACCTCTTCTTTTTGTCTCCTTGGGGCTTGCATACTACTATTGGTAAGCCTCATATTAGCCACCGTAATTTTTATCTGTACAGTTCCTATCTGTCGTTGTAGAGGTTTTTTAGTAATATCTTTGCCTAAGTTAGTGAATTGCACTTGTTGCACATCAATCAGCGCACAAGGGTATTGCACAGGCATATTAGGACTGTAATAGTCTAACTGTCCCCAGTTCTCATCTATGTGTTTAAGTTCTGCAATCTCGCTTACTTTCTGCTGTATTTTCTCTAATAATGTTTTCACTGGTGTATGCTATTTAGTAGTTCTTTCATATTAAAATTTACAATATCATTTACCATTCTTTTTACTTCAGTATGGTCGCCGATAAATTGTCGCTTAGGTATTTTTAGCTTGTCACCTACTTTTTTTAAGGCAAGGGCTTTCCAGTGCTCTGCTTCTACCGAAAAAGCCTTTTGTGTAGCCCCTTTGCGTCCTTTAGCTGCTCCAATAACTTTGTAGTACATTGCCCAAAAATAACGCTTCATTTTGGCTGTTACTTCCACTTCACCGCCATTGTTTTGAATATCGGCATAAGGCACTGAGCTTGTCCAGCGTACAGTAGTACCTTCAATATTACTACGGATAGAGCGGCGCAAGGTACCTGTGCGCATCATTAGCGAGCCACGCCTATTGGGTATAAGGGTATTAGCCCATTTATCATCAAAGAATGCCTTACGCTCAAAATTGCGGTCAAACGCTTCTGTGAGCTTCACTTTGGTATCCGTTAAGATGTGATTTAAAAAGTCTTTAAACTCCATTTAAAAAAGTTTTGTGTTTATTTGCTTGTTGTTTTGTTTTTATTTTGTACTTTTGTTGCCTAAAATACATTTATAGAATGGAAACGATTTTTGACCACAACCCCACACAATCGGAGTTAAACGCTCTTAGGTTTGATGCCTTATCATTTACACTTAAATTTGGTATTGAACTAAATGAGGAATTAACCCCTGATAGTTACAAAAATCATATCACAAAAGAATTTGCTTTTTATGATTTAGCTTGCCTCTTTGAGGAAAGAGGAGATATGGATAAAGCCGAGCAGTATTGGCAACAGCTTCCTAAAACCTATAAAGAATATGGTTTAGGGTATGATGCTATTGCTACCGCTGTATAGCAAAAAACTCGGTTATCTTCTCCCCTATATTAGAATAATCACTCATTAAGTGAGGTTTAAAAAATTCAACAGCTTCACGTTCTTCTATACTGTTGTTTTTCAATCGCTCTCTGAAATTCTTAATCCAACCACTATATCCATATCCTTCCTCTAAAATTCTTTGTTGGTGTGATGCTCTCCCGCCAAGTCTTTCAATAAATTCGTTATAAGTATGTCGCGCTATAAACTCATTGATAGTCTCCATACTTTCTGTTTGTCTCCTATTAAGTTGCATTGGGCGGGTTTGTGTTTTAGCGTGTAATATTTCGTGCCATAACGACTCTAAAGCGTACTCTTGTTTGAATGTTAAAGTCTCTCCCTTCTTTATTGCTCCTAATGCTTCTCGTAACTCTAACGCAGGGTTAAAACCAATGCTTGCAAAGGTATGAGTACTTATTTTTATAGTAGATTGACTACTCCATTCATTAGTGTTGCTATTAAAATACATTGAGTGTTGCATTAAAAAGTTGGTAGAACTTGTAAAGCTCACCTCTTCGAGTCCTCTTCTAAAGTCGTTAGGGAATAATTCAGCATATTTTAGCAATACATTTTTTACCTCCTCTCTTGTAGGGAAGTCTCTTCTTATGAGCTCTTGCAAATTAACTGAAGTTCTATTATTCATTGCTTCTAACTCTCTTTGTACCTGCCCAGCCCCTACTACTTGGGTATAGGTGTTAGTGGGTGGAAATACCTTCTTTTCCTGCCCTGGGTTAAAACGAAACATCTCCAATTTATTCTTACCGCTCTTTCCTATCTGGGTAGTAGCAGCCTCGCCTGCCTTTTTGGCAGTTTCGGGGTTGCTTTTGGTGTTTTCACGTGCCAATACTTCTACAGCTGTACAACGGCAACGCCACCCATTAGGTGGGTAGTACTCTGTCCAAAAAGCATCGTCTTTAGGCAAACATATTCCTGCCAAAGCTGCGTGGCTTTGCCTTACGCGCTCATCACCTGCGGTGCGATATTCCAACCAATAACGGCTCGTATCGGTTTGTAGGTTAGCCCAATTAGCAGCACTTTGTGCGCTCTGTACGGCGAACTGGTACTCGGCTTCTAAGTAGTTACGGTTGTAGGTGTTATTTAGTTTTAGTATCTCCTGTTCAAACTGATAATAAGGGCGTACATTACCCTGCTCGTCTTTTAGTTTGCTCCGTGCCTCAGTGAGCTGTGTATGGGTTTTTAGCCCCGAAAAGATAAATACATCTCGCTCTAAATAGGTTCTCATCTCATCGGGCACTTCGTGAGGGATAGCGGTGTTAAACACTTCAGCGGTAGCGGTAATAAGGTCGCGGTAAGCTTTGTATTTCGTTAAATCTTCGGGTTTATAACTGCCTTTCTTATGCAAATAATCAAACGCGCGGTGAGCCACCTCAGGCAAATTATCAATAGCTTTTGGACGAGGTGGGTCGGATTGTTGGGATAATTGTGCTTTTTGGCAAGTCTCACAATCGCAGGGCGCATATTGCAGGCTTAGACTTTGGTGCATAGCCCCGAAATAGCGGTGAGCCACCGCGGACATAATTTCGGGGCTTAGTCGAAAAAATCTAAGGTGAGTTTTTGAGGTGTGGTAGGTGTTTTATTACCTACTATCTCAATACCAAACTTTTCTTTGAGCCACTCATCTGATACTTCTTTATAAGGCAGTATTTCCTTAGTGCGTGTCCACAGTTCGCCCAAGTCCTCTGCTTGGTCATACACGAGCGATAAGCCCTCTTCGGGGAGTACTCCAATGGCGTACAGGGCGGGTAGTACTTTATCGTTCATATACTGCTCTACCATTGTTTGGTCGGCATCAACAAGGGCTTGCAACATATCTTGCGAGCTTACTTCTTTACCCTTGCTACCATACTTAGTATCTTGCCCTATGATAGCCCCCGAAATGAGTAACGAAATATTATCACGGCACAGTTTTATGAGTCCGTTATACACTTCACCTGTAGCAGGTACCCCATTGGTTGCCCACTCGAATTGCTCGGTTTCGTCAATGATAAACCAAGCGGCAGCCCCCATATCGGTCATCATCTTCTCGGCACGTGCAAGGGCTTGGCGGTCACGGGTGTTTGTCTTCATTACGCGGGGAGGTATGCCATATATCTCGCACAACTCCGACCAGCAACTTTGCGCAAAACGACTGAAAAGTATATGCGGTATTGCCTGATTGATAAGCCCCAAATCACCCGCCTTACCAAAGTCTAATAGCCACGTGCCGTACTCAGAGGCGTTCATATAGTCTAAGCCTCTATCATCGGTGTAGTCTTTTAGGATAATACCCTTTTGAGGTATTACATTTTGGCGGGGTACTAAAGCTACTTCTACATCCGAAAATGGCACTTCATTACTGCCCGCAGGTACTACCTGCCTATTTAGTTCTATAAGGGTATAGCCAAAGTACTCACTATCTAAGATGTGACTTATAATATCATTAAACCAAACCGACTTTTGTAATGCTTTGGTCAGCTCTTCGTGTGTCTCACCATTAGCCTTCTGTATGCTGAAGTTAGCCGAAATAGTCTTTAGCTTCCGGTTCTTTATTTGTGAGGTAGTATGCGCGTCAAGCATCATATCACGCACGAGATTATAGTAGGGGAACGTTTTTGGGTTCTCTACGTTCTCTGCCATTGCCATTGCATTTTTCCACGTGAGTACATCGGCACGGGTACGCGCCATTGCCTTGGGAACGATATTGCGGGTAGGTTGCAGAGTGTTTTTCCCCACCCCTGCCCTCCCCGAAGGAGAGGGAGCTTTTTTCTTATAGTTCTTATAGGGTTTCATTGCTTATATTTTCCTTTAACGTTAATGCCTTTCTCGGTGATTTGTAGTACTTCGGCACTAAAGCCGTCAGCTTCTAATTGGATGCGTATATGCCTATCAAGGGCGCGGGTAATACTGCCATTCTGTGCTTGCTGAATATTACAGCCCGTAATAGGCGACTCCTTCCACTCTCCTTGCTTGGAGAGCAAAAGGAACTCCACGTGTTGGGCAGTACTTTCATTAGCGACAAAGTCGCCCCCTACGACCTCCAAATCATATTCAGTTGTTACGGTTATATCTTTCATAATAATTGCCTACAGGTGTCCCCATTTATTCGTGATTGTACTTTTTACGAGAACCATATACAAAAGGGGTTATTTGCTTTTCTGTTTCCTCTGTACGAGGCACAATAGGTAGTGAACTGATATTCACCTCACCTTTAGCGAGCCTTTTAAGGTACTCTATCGCCCTATCATAACGTTCTTTGGCGTGGTCATAGATAATATCAGCATTGCACAGATCCACAATATACCACTTCGCTACCGATAGGCAAAGACTCACCACAAGGGCGTTTCTTTCCTCTCCACGTTTGGCAAAGATAGCCTCCACATCGTATCGAGGGCGACCGTCCAAATACTCTTTTTTGTCATTGGTGTAGAAGTACGATTTTACCTCCTGCTCAGCAGTATCTAACGCCTGCAGTACTATAATCTCGTCCCCTTCGGTTATCTGCTCCACTTGGTAGGAGTAGATATTATTCTTTAAATCTTCTTTAACTAAAAACATATCAATAATGGTTATTAACTCTTGCCCCAAAAACGTATTGGTTGCTACTTTGCCTATTGCGACCTACGAGCCATTTAAAAGCTCCGTGCACAGCATCGGGTCCATCATCGTGGGCACCCGAACCCTTTTCAAAGGCTAAGAACTGGTCAATAAGCACCTGCATATCCGCATTTTTCTGTTCACTATTGAACCATACATTTTTGCGCTCAAAATAACCTGCAAGGCTCTCTATACGGTCGAACTTATCAGCTTTGCTGCGTTTGTCGGCTACGATAGGGATATAGTACCCCCTTTTGTCGCCCTCTTGGTCAAAGTCGCTTACAAACTCGTCCATCGCAAAAAGCCCCTCAATCATATAACGGATATTATAGCGGTCTAAGCGATACTTCTCATACTGGTCATACAGCCATTTAGCACAATGCGCACGGCTTTTTTGCTGCATATAGCACAGCAGTATATGAAACTCCTTACCTATATTGCCCACCAAAATCAAGGCTTTGTAGTCCGCATTTTCCTTATAGGAAAGGTCGCCATAAAAACACAAATTATCATACTTGCTCAGCGGCAGTGCCTTTTTATACTGAATATCCTCGTACTTAAAAATAGCCCCATCCTCAATATGTGTGTGCATATACTCCCGCATAAACGAGCGGTAAGGCATACTCTTAAACTTATTACGCCAGTACTCCGCCGAAGTCTTCTCAGGCCATTCAGGAGTAAAGTCCTGCAAGTTTTTCACCGCACACACCGTAAGTATCTTAAACTTCGTTTGCAAACTATCCTCATAACTACCCTCCTCCTTGGGCGTGTTAATCACCTCATTGAAGTACGTTTTAAGTCGGTTCGTGATTGAGTTTTTGTGGAAGTTGTTATTCGCAAATACAAAACGTTCAGTAGCGTTGTCTTCGCTGTCAAAACACCCCCATACATCTTCGGTGATATAGTCTACACTTTCACGCATAATACGGTCATTGTGGATAGACTTCTTGCTATCCACATCAT